ATGAACCTAAAAGACAGAAAACTGCAAGAAGCAAAAACAAAATTAAAGGTGCTGGAAGAAAAACTAAAATTCTTGGAATTTTCCAATTTACAGGATAAGGAAGAAAAAATAATAGACTGCAAGCATGCAATCGAAAAACAAAAACGTATAATACGAAATGTCGAAAGTTATTATTAAAATAGACCTAGGAGTATTCTAGGTCTATTTTAACATTATTATATTTTTACTCTGTTTGAAAAATTGAAATCGACACACGAATAACCCAAGCTATCACCATGAGGATCGGAAGTATATCTTGATTTTATGTAAATTGTCTTATTTTTGTACTTTTCCAGAGAACCAATACCCAAACTAAAACCATTATCTCTATATACATCCGTACCATACCCATTTTTACAATGTGCAACTACATCATCTCTATTATAAAAATCAACTCGCATTCTTGTTAATTCAGCGCCATTACTAGCATCCATTAAAAAAATATAATGATAGTATTTTTGTGAAGATCCAAATGTTCCAACGTTTACAGCATGCCATCCATCTAACCTAAGGATTTTGCTTTGCGAGTTATAATTAAACTTATCCATAACCCCTAAATTAAGTGTATTCTTAGCCTCTACTGTACTGATGTTAACAGCTCCTATCACTGTTAACGATATAACTAGCCCCAATAAAAATTTACTTATTCTTTTCATGTTTTTTATCCTCCCTATGATTTATATTAAAACGTTTTGTAACCGCATTCAATGGATATGACGTAAAATAACGTTTTATTACGTAAAAAAGCCTAGATCAATATATGTGACCTAGGCTTGAATTTTATATATTTATTATTTACGTGTATATCTCTGCCTATAAATCTTCCTTACTAAATTCAATTAACGTTTTGCCTGTTTCATTATCACAAAATTTTAAAGTAGAATTTGTTAATTCTGCAATCTTTATCAACTCTTCTGTCTTAAATGTATTTCTCTTTATTTTTCTATAATATGCTGCTTCTAAAATTCCCAATGCATTGCAAATATCGCTTGTGTTTTTGTTCGTTAAATTTAATAATGCTTTTATTTTATTTCCTATCATTCTATTCACCTCAACATTAATATAACATATATGTTATATATAAATCAATGTTTGTTTAAAAAGAAAACAAATATGTTATATAAAAGTGTTGACTATTATAACAAAAGTGTTATAATATAAGTGTAGTAAGAAAGGAGATTAAAGATATGAAGAAACAAAAAAAGAGTTCCAAACCAATCGCCAAACAAGTCTTGGAACTCCTCAAGTTAATACTAGAGATAATAACTCTAATATTAGCAATCATAAAGAGTTTGGGGAAATAACTCCCCTCTCTCTTAAAGATTATATCATATCTTTCTCATAAACGAAAGGAGAGATAATAATGAAACACTACGAAAAGATTAAAACAGTACTAAATATTATAGCTGTAGTATTGTTAGTAATTTTATTAATAACCTGGATATTTTAATAGGCAACCCCTAAGGAGCAAAAAAATGAAAGTAAACAGATCAAAATTATTTAAAAATGCTTGGAAATGTATTAGAAAATGGAACGTTAGTTTAAGCAAGGCTTTAAAAATGGCATGGGCGATGGCAAAAAAAGAGTTAGAGTATAGAAAATATTATGGAATTAGTGAATGTTATTATTTCAAATTTAATCTTTGGAATGCTAGAAATATTAAAAGAGCATATATTAACACCGATGGTATGTCTAAATATTGGAATAAAAAAAGACACTTTGTAGATCTTAGTAATATATAGGAGCTAACTAAAAATGGAAAATTTAAGAGTATTAGAAATCAATGATGCAAGTGAGATAGTTAAATATTTAAATTTATCCTCTAAAGGTTGTGATTGTTGTTATTATTACATGGAGGACGAGTACACTAATAATCCAGTTATTCGTAAATTAGAAGATTATGAAATTAAAGAACATATGCATTATAGTTTTCAAAAATGTTCATGGGGGTGGTCTTGGAAAAACAAAAACGGTGACTTCATGGCTATAGATGAAATAGCACAATCTATATTGGATATTATAAATAGAGATTATTAGGATTGATAAAAATGAAGATCGATGATGTTTATGAGGAGTATATAAACTTTACTCCTCTATCTCCAAGAACGAAAAGTATGTATCTAAAATGTTATAATAACTTTTGGAAAAACATTATAGGTCATTTAGATATTAATGAGCTAAGCTATAATATTGTTCAAAGCGGGATAAATTTCCTAATAAAAAAATACAGTTACAATACTATTAAAATTTATAAATGTGCGGTATTTAAATTCATTGATATTGCTCAATTGAAAAACGGTACTAAATATGAGCGTGTTAAATGTATCAATATTGGCAAACCGCCTAAAAAGAAAGAATTTAACTGTGCTGATGAATTAGAAGAATATTATGCACTTATTGAATATATTAAAAATTCTACATCTAAGCTAAAAGAACAGTACGAGATGATATTGTGGATAGGATTTTTTACCGGTTTAAGAATAAGTGAAGTTTTGGCTTTAAATAAAAATGATATTGACCTAAACCGAAAAGAAATACACATCACCAAAAGCCTTACAGTTATAAATGACATCATACAAGTTAATAATGTAAAAACTCCATCATCTTGCAGGATTGTATATGTTCCAAACGAACTTAGAGATATTTTAATAGAGTATATTCCAAAAATTAAAAATAAAATATTATTTCCAAATAACAAAGGAGACTACATTATCCCTAGCAATATTTCTTCTTTTATAAGCCACTTCGCAAGACCACGTAAATATACAATACATTTCCACTCTTTGCGTGTACTGTACACCAAGATTATGCTAGATAATAACGCCAGTATAGAAAGTGTAAGAGCATTATTAGGGCATGCTAATGTGTCTACAACATTAAATATATATCTGCGCGGTAATGTAGAAGAAAGAAAATCAGACGTAGATAAAGTATTCAATTCAAAAAAATACGTAAAAAAAGCCTAGATCAATGTGTGTGACCTAGGCTTGAATTTTATATATTTATTATTCACATGTATATCATGGTACCCGTTGCTTATAACACTGTGAGTCTGACCCATTGCAACTAGGATATACTCCAACCGTATATTTAGGCGATTCCCTTGAATATCTTCAGCACCATGTTTTAGATAAACCTTATTCATAAGCATAAACACCCATCTGATTTTGAAGCTCTTCGGACAATTCAAAATATTTTTTATACTGCCCTTGATAATAATCTCTATCGCCTCTAGCATCATAGAGTTCCTGCTTTGTTAATTCTAGATTGGTTTTTAGGTTTCTAGTGGTTTGTTTTTCTTGTACCAGAGCAATTCCTAATAGTAATGATAACAGCACTAGAATAGCTAAAATTGATGTTTCTAAGCGTTTCATAGCTTTACACCTTTTTTAGATAATCACCACTAACCCAGCCGCTTGGAATTCTAGCCCATCCATTAGACCATTCTTTTACGGTAACACGAGTACCCTTGTTTAGACATCCGTCTTTATCATAATCATGTTTTTTTGCATCAACGGTTAATTCATTATATGTTTTTCTTCTATAATTTTCTCCAGGACCAGTACGAACACTTAAATCATTGGCAGTTACTTCATAGGTTCCGAGTTCTCTAGTTGTAGTGGTATTAGACGGTGTAGATGCTGCATCTGCTTTAACCGCATAAATATTAGAACCTTGTTTTAAGCATACCCATCCGCTAGGGCATCTACCCCAGATATCGTTACCATTTTGATAAATTTCTTTAACTGTGATTCTAGTTCCACGATCTAACGCACCATCGTTATCTTTATCGTGTTTTTTTCCGTCAGTGGTCAATCCCACATGGCCAACCGCACTGCCACCCGGAGTTTTTCTAACAATCAAATCACTTGCAATAATCTCATATGTGTCAGCTGAGTATCCACTATCGGGTTGAGATGGTTGTGGTGTTGGAGTTACTACTGTCTGATTTCCATCCAGATTTGCTTGTACCATATTTAAAAATCTTTGCCACCCCATATCCAATGTTCTATGAGGGCAGTATTTATTTGCAAAATCCTGATGCTTTTTAACTTTATCAATTCCCCAGCCGTGAGCCTTTAAACCATCAGCAATAAATTTAGCCGCATTTTGTTCAGCTTTGATAAATTTGTCTCCCCCTGATTTTGAATAACAGATTTCTACATGAATACCGTATAAATTTCCTTGTCCTTTTCCACCATCACCACTTGCAAATGCACTACGATTTTCTAATAGTCCTTGAACAACTTCTACATCATCAACAGCATAGTGAAAAGATACTTTGTTATTATTCCCGATCATATATGAAACTTCATTTTTTGCTGGAGCATCATTATATGTGTTATGAACAACGTAAAACTGTGGAGTTCTTTCGTAAGGACATTTAATACTGTATTTACCTGCATTGACTAAATTTTGTTTGATTTCCATTTTGTTTTTCCTCCTGAATTTAACTTAAAAGAGCGGAATCATTCCGCTCCGTTTTCTACTCTCAATGGAAGCTGCTGTACTTTGTTATATAATCTTTCTGCTGTTCCATTACCTCCTAAAGCCCTGTAGGGATTATAAAGGTAATCCAGTTCCTTTAGATCATCCGCAGTAACATAACCGATTATCAGCAACCGCTCACAAAAACGAACGATACGTTCGTGAAGCATAGCACATAGCGCCTCTTCCATAACAATCTGTCTTTTAGTCTGGTCTAATTTCTCCTGCTCCCTTTTTTCTTCGAGTTTTTTTCGACTTTTCTTACTGTCTCTGGAATTGGTTACAAGATAACCAACCGCAGCAGTTAAAACAATAGACCATGTACTCATTAAAAATTCTTGCATCAGGATCTGTTACTCCTCTTTTTTATTTTCAATAATTCGAGTAAAAGCCTGATGCAATCCGGTACTAGCTAAACCGCATACTGCACCGGCTACAACTGTTTCTACTGTTACATTTCCGGATACGATGCAGTTTAATGCAGCACCCTCGAAAAACACAACTGTAGGAATCCATTTATTATCAACATCTTTTATCCATTTTTTAACAACATATCCAGTTGCTAGACATCCGGCCATTACGACCGGAACAAAATAATTCGAAATAAAACCTAAATCCATATTTTACCTTCTTTCCATTTGTCTCTTTTCCTTAGAAGATTGAACATAAATTCATCAAGCTGCTTTTTGTCTTTTATTGGTAAGGTTTCATGCTGACCGCCAAGACAATTTTTATGCCATCCTGAGGCAATATAAAAAGACACATACTTCTGTGTCCTAATAACCAATTACTCTTAAAATATGTTCTTCTACTGCGTCAACTGCATTACCGTTAATAACCTGAGTACGGCCAGAAAGTGATACATTTTTTCCACTAAAAGCCAACTGACACCGATAAACAGTAGTAACACCATTTATAGCCTGTGCACGTTCCAAATGCATCTTACTGTCTTTCGTTGGTATCATCATATCCGAACACTGCCCCAAAGTAGAATGCGGACGCCATATAACTTCTATATAGTCATAGTTCGTATAGTAATCTTTCAAAGTAAAATTAGCTGTTGTGTCGCCGTCGAAAAGAATAGTTCCCAACAGAATTTTTTTACCGTTCTTATCTTTAAGTTTACCCATATTTCCTCCTGTTTTTTAAATCATCCAACACTCTCATCATAGTATACCGCTAATCCAAGTGTTTCTTTATGATCATTAAGCACATCGATAAGCTTATTAATATACTGTATTGTAATTTGAATCTCACTCCATACCTCCCGAATATCGGCAGGATCGCTCATATCGATATCCGGCGGTACTGTAATTTTTGCAGGGATATTAACCGCCAATCAGATCACCCCACTTCTTTAAATCGTAAAGGTTTTTCCAGCTGTAGTTTTTTCCAACAAAATCCCACGTTCCTATAGAAACACGTATAATAAACTGCTCTTTAACTGCCAAAGTGGATTTTGTCAGTTCAACATCCAGAATTTTATAACTCATTTATCTTACCTCCACTTTAAACATTTCTTTCAGCGTTTCATCAGCAATAAAATATGTCACGATAAGATCGTAACGGCCGGGCTCGTCTATACTTAGCATAAATTCAATATCGTGTTCATCTATTTCGCAGTCAATCTGCTTTATATTCTCACCATACTGCATAAGTTCAACGTATGCTCTGTTAATAGAAAAATTCTGTTCTTTCCTGCTGTGCACCGAAAAAACCGTTTTAAGATTTTCACCTGCAATCAGCTTTAATTCTTCACTGCACACGGCATTACCTCCCTTATCATACATTTATAGTCATTTTTAAACCTTACTGTTACATCGTAGTCAATAATTTTAATATGCCAGCATAAATTTGTAGTATCCACTTCAAATAATGCTTTAGACATATATCCTACATTTCCGGCTTTATCGTATGCATACAGATCAATATAGTATTCACCGGATAAATTAGGAGGCAGTTCCGCCTCCCATCTTTGTCCTTCAATGAAATAGAAAATAATCTCAAAGTTTGGATTTTTTCCTATTACCTTTTCAACCATTAGTCTGTTACTTCTACTGCAACGACATACGTCTTGCCGCCATCGACCGGATTCGGTGTAATCGTAACGTTTGTAATTACCGGTGCCTTTGTATCCAGATTTAAAGTACGTGTAATTGTTGTATCGACACCGCTGGCACTTGTAGCTACAAATGTAACGGTATTAGCACCCTCAACTAAAGTAACATTTCCTGTAAACGTACCGTCACTTATTGGTACATTCTGAGCATTGCCATTTCCTACTTTGACAGTTAATTTAGCTCCATTTGTTGAACCGGCAAAAGCTACAGATGCATTTTTATGCCAAGAACCGTCTTCCGGACTGGTAATAGACAAGTTAGGTGCAGTTGCCAGTACTCTAAATGTTAACGTTGCAGGTGTCGCAGCATTTCCATCATTGTCGCTCGCATTTACCGTAACAGTGTGTTCACCATCTCTTAATGCAGTTGCAGGAGTATAAGTATATCTAAACCCTCCCTCGATAGCGGACTTGCTCAATCCGCTTACTGCAACATTATCAATTTTTAATGTAACAGTAGATTCATTAACACCCGAATCATTGTCTTTAACTTCAAAATTGATTTCTGGTTTGTTTTGAGACATAAGCTGACCGCTTGTTGGTTTTAAGATTGTGATTGTCGGTGCTACTTTTTCTTTAACTACTAACCGCAGTTTAGAACCAAGTGTTTCATGCTTATCATCTACAGCCACTGCATTTCCGGCTTTGTCTGTTGCCTTTATCTGTACGGGATAATAATGTCCTTCTTTAGGATAACTGGAAGTTGCGGGGGCTGTTAATGTTGCCTCGTATTTTCCGGTCTGGCTGTTTAAAGTCAATGTAGTCGTAACCCCATTGATAATAGCCTGTACTGTTTGTATTGCCATTTATTTGCTCCTTTCCTTATTCTTCATAAAAAACCAACTTAGATAAATCAATTGATGTATCACCAGTTTTTATCTCAGTTGGCAGTGTTATATTCTTATCTTTTAAATTTAAAGTATCTTCAAGATTATCAGAACCAAAAACGTGATCATCAACATATTTTTTTGATGCAAAATCACCTGACAGATCATGATACGGACCCCACGAACCATCAGCAAGTTGAAATCTTATCTGTGTCCCGTTCCATTCATAATTTCCCATATAGCTTATTGCTGTATTGATCCGCTCCTGAAGGTCGGCAGTTGCACTGTTTAATTTCCTTGCATTTTCAAGAATCTCATTAATTTCATTTTCAAAACGGGATTCAAACAGATTTGTAACTAAATTTGAAACCAGTGTTTCCCATGTACCATCATCGGGAAGTTTAATTCCTGACTCTGGTGCATTTGCAACATTAAAGTTAATAGGAAATGTTTTTATTTTGGTAGTATCTTTTATATATGCAAATGCGATTTTTATTTTTCCTCCACGTTTGAATGCATTAGCCGGAATTGTAAATGAATTATTCTGAAGTTCCCTAACTGTAGAAATCAGTACTCCGTTTTCAAACCATCCTACATACGGTACCACCGCATAACCGGAATAATCCTCCTGATTTTCCAGTTCGATAACAACCGGAATATTGGCACTCCCCTGAGCAGGAATAACATCAGTGCCACATGACAGATTCAAACCGTCAATTTTAATTTTTATCATTAAATTTTTCCTCCAGTCTTTTTATTCTGTTCTCCAGTTTCTGTACTTTTTGAATACCGGCCATCGAAAGGGCATTATAATCAACGCTGTAAATACCTTCATGGTTTTTATCCAGAATATACATGCTTAAAGGATGATCTATAATATCCTGTGCAACAATACCTATCGCATTTTCTTTTCCATTTTTATAATCAAATGTTTTTATTTTTAAAATATCAACTAATTCAGAGAGATCGATATTCTCTATATTCTTTTTTAATTTTTTGTCTGAACCTACTGTAATAGGAACCGATGATGAGATCGTTGAACCGCTGATATATATATGATTGGATGCCAGAAGCTGAACATTAGGACCGTCTACAGATGTTGTAGGCGGATTCGAATTTAAAAATCTAAGAACTGTATTAGTTCCCATAACAGCAGCAAAATCGCCGTTCCCAGAAAAACGGATATTTCTTCCTATCGTAATATCCTTATCTGTAGCTATATTGCTCCCATTTATTTCTCCACCTTCAATCGTCGAACCTTTTACCGTACCTGAAAATTCGGCATCAGTTGCTTTCATATATCTTGTTACAAGCTCACCTTTATCCATATCCCAATAGCTGTTGCCCTGCCTGTCGCTTAGAATACCGGTAATTATGTAGTCAGCAACTATACTTTCAAAGTTTATAGCAGTTCCCCACTTCCAGTCTGTATCAGTCTCGTTTCGCTTTTTTGCAATTTGAATGCCCTGAGTACCAATACACAGCGCCCCGAAAGTCGGACTGTCTTTATCTATGTCCTCAAACAGAATTGCTCTTACATCCTGCTTTTTGGCAATATCTTTCTGTGCTTTCAGCGATGTGGTCAGAAGATTTATCACACCGCTTATTTTTTCTGCCATTAGGGTATTGTTCGATTTATCGATAACTTTATCTACTCTGTTCATAACAGAATCCATATCACTAAAATAACTGCTTATATAATCTCCTAAAGTCAAAGTATCTACTTTTTTTGTGATCATATCATATGTCATAGAAATAACTCTGGCCTCAGTTGTTATGTTAAGTCTTCTGTGTCCGATATGTGCAGTATCACCAAGATTTACATTTAAAAGTTTCTTATAATCCTTATACATATCTGTTTTAGATAAATCGACCATATCGACATCATAGGTAATCGAAGGTACGTCAATACCATTTTCAAACTCGTCTGCTGCCCTGTTTCTCAGCGCTGTATATAAATCCTCTAGAGACTCGCATACAGTGATTCCATTTTCTAAATCACCCTCCTGTGCATCCTCCTTGAGCTTTATATCCTGATATTCAATTACTCTGGTATATACCACAGGATATTTGTTTATATTTGGACTGTCGACCGTTTCATTATCCGGAAGTATATAACCGTTATAACTTTTTGGTATGATACGTGTTGCCACTTCGGTCATATCGACAGTTTCAGAGATTCCCATTAAATTAAATCCAAATTCTACGCGAAGTCCATTGTCAGCACCAAGATGCTCATTAACTGTAACAGTAAAATTATCATAAGAAATTTCCCCGCCCCACCGGCTGGTGAAGCTATTTTCATCATCGCCGTTTAGTGCCTCCATAAAGTTTTTTTGGATATAATAACTGGTATTCACAGCCTTGATATCTGATGATGCTGAGTATTTTTCATTAGATGCTAGCATAATATCAAGTGCTTCCTGACCGTTTTTTTCAGTAGGTCTTACATCAAAAAGAAAACAGTCATTTTTAGAATCGAAAAATATCGGATATGCAGTACATGTCACACTGCTGTCATTTTTTGTTATATTCCGGATCCTGAATAGCTGTTTTTTCCCTACTGGTGTTTCACTGCATATGACCGCATTTTCAGTCAGATATTCAAGTTTATCATCCACCGGGTGAGTCATAGAAACACTCCACGCACCGTTTAAATTCATAGTTAACATGCATTCTGTCGGATTCAGTGTCATGTCGCCATTCATGCTGTATTCTGTATTTTCAGGTTTGTATATTTCTATCATTATCTGCACCTCCAGTTGGGAATTATCATAAGTTCAAATCCATCTGTTATGGATATTTCATTCATGCCCTCTTTTAACTGCATATCTTCATAATCTCCACTGACAGCTGTATTTTGAAGCGTACCGTCACTGCGGTAGCTTATTTTAAGAAATGTATCAATTACAAGATTCTGACCAATATTGCATTTAATGTCAGTACCGTTTATTTCCAGATGGCAGACTCCTTCACCTGTAATAAAATAAAGCGGTCTGGTTCTTTCATAACCGTTATACAGGACTTTTTTATATGGATATTTATATTTTCCTGAAACCGAATAATAATACGGATCAAGAGTGACACCTACAGAAAACTTTCCAATTCTTTTTGATACTCTTTCATTAGTATTTATAACTGCTTTTTTTACACGATGATAAAACTCGTTATCGTCACTGAATTCAAGAGTTTTTGCATCTAGAAACATTTTTTTACACTTCCTGAATGTGTCATGCCACTGATCGGGCGCACACATATAGTTGAACGTAAGTGTAATCTCAATATCATCATATGTCCCCAGATCCTCATACAGTTTCCCGTCACGACCGGGAATATCATATTCATTGTAATTTTTAACAGGTGCAGGGATATCCGGTCTTGTTGTCGGTAGTATCTTCTGCTCAATACAGCTTATATCATTAATATAAATATCGTACACAGTACTAATACCCCCTTACCAGTCTCATACTTTTTTGATTTGCTGAAATTTCTTTTTCAACATATTTAGTAATATCCCTGCCGTTAAGGTCTGCTCTTACGTTTACTATAACGGTACTTTCATTTACGTTTTTTGCACTTGATTCGATTGCCGGATTATATGCAAGATTCATGTTCGATGCTAAGGAAGCTATCTCATCTTCAACACGCCATCTGTTGTCCTTGATTCCTTTAGACAGCCCAGACATCATATCCGGCATCCATTCTTCATATTCTCTCAACGGTCCTTTATCCGGGCGTGAAAAATGAAGCCAGCTGAAGACAGTATCTGCAACATCAGAAACCGCATCGACCACTTTTCCAATGGTACCGGTTATCCCGTCAACAAATCCGTCAATCATATCCGATCCCCACTT